ATCCGTGCGTCTAATATCACTGCTGGCGCAATTGACCCTCCTGCCGCTACCTATAGCGTAGCTGTACTTGGTGTGAGCTAATCGGTACTAACCCCTAAGAAGGAGAATACCGATGGCCGTGCAAAGTGACGTCAAAGTTACCAAACCCCTTACAGCTACCGGGGTCTTCAAGACGCAGTCTGATGCAGACGTAGGGTTTCGAGCTCGTGTTAAGGGTATCTATATCCAAAACGGCGCTTCTGTAGGTTCGGTCGTCGTAGCTGACGGGCAAAGTGGGGCAGTTTTGTTTACTATAAACACTCCCACTGCCGCAAATGAGGGCAACCTCTATATCCCGGTACCAGATCAGGGCATCCTAGCTGAAAATGGCCTGTACGGTACGCTGGCTAACGTCGCTTCCATTACCATTTTTTACGGGTGATTTATGGGTATTAAACTAGGCGATCTTTCACCACTTGCAGGGGCACTTACCGGCAAGGGTATGTTCGGTAAAGGACTAGCTAAGCTAGGCGACTCTGGTTTAGGTGCGCTTGTACCTATATCTCTTTTGGCTGCCAGCCAGCGTAAAAAAGTACTCTCTCGTCAGGAAGCGGCCACTGAAGAAGAGGCTGCCGCAGAAGCAAGAATGCGCGGTAGTCGTGTAGGCGGCTCCCCAATCCGTGGCGAGAACCCCAGCGAGTTTAAGAGCGGCGGCAAGGTCAAGAAGAGGGCCAAGGGCGGCTCTGCCGTAGCAGCCGTGCATAAGCACGAGCGCAATATGCACAAGGGCAAGCCCCTGACCAAGATGGCCAAGGGCGGCAAGGTCACTCGCGGCGACGGGATTGCCAAGAAGGGCCACACCAAGGGTAAGATGGTCTGATGGCCAAGACGCCTGCGTGGACCCGTAAGGCGGGAAAGAACCCTGCTGGGGGGCTGAATGCCGTGGGGCGCGCGTCGGCCAAGAAGCAGGGTATGAACCTCAAACCCCCCGTGAGCGCGAAACAGGCGAAGAAGTCGCCCAAGTCCGCTGCTCGCCGTAAGAGCTTTTGTGCCCGGATGTCGGGTATGCCGGGTGCTATGAAGGACGAGAAGGGCCGTCCCACTCGTAAAGCTTTGTCACTCCAGAAGTGGGACTGTTAAAGTGGAGATGATGGTATGGAATATTGTCCTCAGCGGGATTGTTGCGGTCATCGGCTTCATGCTTAAGGGCAGGTTCGACGATCTGGCGCGGCTTAGCATCTTGCTCAACAAGACGCGGGAAGAGATTGCGCGCGAGCATGTCACGCGTGCGGAGGTCAATACCACTATTGAGAAGCTGGGTGAGAGGCTCGATAGGGCCGTAGACCGCCTCGAGGCTAAACTCGACAGCATGCAGAAAGGCTGAGCTATGCGTAGAATGAAAAAATTCGCTGAGGGGGGTAGCGCCAACCGTGCTGCGGATAAACGCGAGCGTCGCATGGCGGACATCGAGAAGGACTACAAGATCGCGCTAGCGAAGGGTAAGTCCGAGAAGGAAGCCAATGCCAAGCGCAACCAGCGTACCGCTGATGCTGCGGACGACTTTGCCAAGCGTACTGGTGCAGACCGCACCGAGACCCGCGCGGCTGAGAAAGCCGCTGAAGCTAGGCTGAAGGCCGCTCGTCGCTCACCCGACAAGGGTATGAATGCGATTAGTGTTCTCGGCAGCGAAGGTGCTAAGCCCCTTAGCAGGTCTTTGGTCGATACCTCTGCCAAGATTGCTATGCCCAAGGTCGCTATGCCCAAGGCCGATAAGCCCAAGGCCGGTACGCCCAAGGCTGGTACGCCTACGAAGGAGGCTCCAAAGCCTTCGAGGCATAAGATGCCTCTCTCTACATCCGCACAGACCGATGCCTTCATCAGAAAGCTTGCGCCCCCGCCCACGCCCGCTTCTAGTGGAAAGCCTCTGGCGGAGCGTCCGTACGGTTTTGGTGGTTTTTCTGGGGGAAAGAATAAGAGGGACGCGGATGAGCGTAACCAGCCCTCTGCAACTCCCGCCGCAAAGACGCCTCCGAAGGAGGCTCCAAAGACGCCTCGCCCCACACCCGCACAGCTGGCTGCCCGCCTCAAACAGCTCACCGACATTAGCAATTCTCCGCGCACGCCCTCGAATAATAAGGCTAAAGGCGGCGCGGTGAAGAAGATGGCTAAGGGCGGTAAGATCGACGGCTGCGCCATTCGTGGCAAGACCCGAGCAACGAGGAACAAGTGATATGAAGAGTCGCCCTACTGAGCCCGCTGGTAAGCCATTCCTGCGCGTGCCGCTGACCGATAAAGCCGATCCCAAGAATAGTAAGCCTGTAACCAAGCCCGGCCCTACACGCATGAAGAAAAAGGCCAGCCCCACACACGCAGAGTACGCGGCGATTGAACGCGGTAACCGTGAACAGGCCCGTGAGGCTGGGAGCCTCAAGATGCTAAAGAAAGGTATCCCCATGAAGAAGTTCGCTAAGGGCGGTTCCGTTGATGGCTGCGCCACTAAGGGTAAGACTAAGACCAAGATGGTTAAGATGGCCATGGGTGGTATGGCCCGCCCAACTTTGGCGGGNGGTAGNGGGNTNCNGGGCGGTCCTGCTCACGTCCAGATGCCTATGATGGCTAAGGGCGGTAAGACCAAGACCAAGAAGATGGCCATGGGTGGTAAGGCTAGAGGAAAGTCCTGCTAATGCGCCCCGCGCGTGGTATGGGTGACATGCGGGCGTCGAAGATGCCGGGCAGAAAGACCATTAAGCGGAAGGATAACCCTAATGCCGTCACGACGTACGCTAAGGGCGGTAAGGCGAAGAAGCTCGACATCTCCGAAGCGATCAAAAAGCCCGGCGCTCTCCGTGCGCAGCTTGGCGCTAAGCAAGGTGATAAAATCCCGGCAGGAAAGCTAGCCAAGGCCGCTAAGGCCCCCGGCAAACTAGGGCAACGTGCACGGTTTGCTCAGCTACTGAAGGGTTTTAAGAAGGGTAAGTAGTATGATGCAGTGCCGGGGCATGGGTAAGGTCCGAAAGGGGCTAGCTAAAGGCGGCTCTACTAAGGATGCGTGTTACTCAAAGGTTAAGGCACGCTACAAGGTCTTCCCTTCCGCCTATGCCTCAGGTGCTATAGCCAAGTGCCGTAAGACCGGCGCTAAGAACTGGGGTAATAAGAGTGGCGGTTCGTAAAACAGAAAAAGGTGCCGCTCTTAAGCGTTGGTTTAAAGAAGACTGGAAGGACGTCCGCACTGGCAAAGCCTGCGGGCGTCAGGAAGGCGAAGAACGCGGTACTCCTTACTGTAGACCTACTAAGCGTGTATCTGGTAAGACACCCAAGACGTCGTCGGAGATGACTACGTCCGAAAAGCGTAAGCGTGTCGCCCAGAAGAAGCAGCTCGGGCAGCCCGCTGGGAAGCCTAAGCGCGTAGAAGCGGCTAGGAGGAAGAAGAAATGACCACTAGCGGCAACACCGGGTTTAATCTCAACCTGAACGAGCTGGTTGAGGAAGCCTTCGAGCGCTGCGGCGTTGAGCTGCGCACGGGTTACGATTTGCGCACGGCGCGGCGTAGCCTCAACCTACTGACGATTGAGTGGGCTAACCGGGGTATCAACCTTTGGACCATCGAGGAGGGCTCGATCCCCATGGTGCAGGGGCAGATCGCCTACGACCTGCCAACGGGTACGATTGATCTTCTCGACCACGTGGTCCGCACTCAGAGTGGGCAGGGGCAGACCGATATCAACATCACGCGGATCAGCCTCGATACCTATTCGACGATCCCGAACAAGAATGCACAAGGTCGCCCTATTCAGGTGTGGATCAACCGCCAGTCGGGTGCAACTGAGCCTAGTGGCGTAGCATACCCTCAGATTAACGTGTGGCCTGCACCCGAGCAGAGCAACTTCTACACCTTCGTATACTGGCGGCTACGGCGTATCCAAGACGCAGGTAACGGGGTTAATACGCAGGACATCCCGTTCCGCTTCCTGCCGTGCATGGTTGCAGGGCTTGCCTACCATCTGTCAAAGAAGGTCCCCGGCGCGCTCGAGCGCACCCAGATGCTCAAGATGGAGTACGAGGAGCTGTGGCAGCAGGCTTCTGATGAGGACCGTGAGAAGGCTTCACTGCGCATCGCACCGCGCCAGATGTTCTATTAGGGGGTTCGATGCCTAATAGGTTCGCCTCTGGGAAGTATGCAATCTCGCAGTGTGACCGCTGCGGCTTCCGCTTTAAGCTCAAGCAGCTGCGTAGCTTGGTCATAAAGACCAAGAACGTCAATATTATGGTGTGTTCAGAATGCTGGGAGCCAGACCAGCCTCAGCTCCAGTTGGGTATGTACCCAGTCGATGATCCTCAGGCGCTGCGCAACCCGCGTCCGGATACGACGTACTTCCAAGCGGGGCTTAATGTTAACGGTACTCCTACCGATGGCAGCCGTGTGATTCAGTGGGGCTGGAACCCTGTCGGGCTCTATAATCCTCTGGGTTTGTCGGGACTCGTAAATGTGCTAGAAGCGCAAGGTGCGGTGGGAACCGTGACTGTACAGACGGAGTAAAGTGATATGGCGAAGTTCTCCATGAAGATGGGCGGTAAGGAAGTCGGTCCCGCTGAAGTATATGCTCCGCCACATACGATGAGCGGGAGCACTGATATTAACCTCGGTAATAACGGGTACCCTAACAATATCGCGAACACCCAGACGGAAAAGACCCGTGGTACTGGTGCAGCGACTAAGGGTACCGGGCATAGTAAGAAGATGGGGTAACCCGTGAACTACGCGCAGCTCTTCGAAACCATAAAAGGGTACGTCGAAAACGACTTCCCTAACACCTCGTGGACCGACTCTGCCGGAACGGGGACGGTTACGCTTACCGCCAAAGAGCAGGTTGATATCTTCATCGAAGAGGCGGAGCAGCGTATCTTTAACATGGTCCAGCTTCTGGACCTGCGCAAGAACGTGACAGGTAACGTGACGAGCGGTAATAAGTACCTATCGGTGCCCTCAGACTGGCTCGCTAACTTCTCGCTGGCTGTGGTCGATGGGGCCGGGAACTATGAGTTCCTCCTAAATAAAGATGTAAACTTCATCAGGCAGGCGTACCCCAACCCTAGCGATCAGGGGCTGCCATACTGCTATGCTTATTTCGATGCGGACTCCTACATTATCGGGCCGACGCCGGATCAGAACTACACCGTTGAGCTGCACTACTTCTACTACCCACCGTCTATCGTAACTGCGGGTACGTCGTGGCTCGGGGACAACTTTGATAGCGCACTGCTATATGGCGCACTGCTCGAGGCGTACACCTTTATGAAGGGGGAGCCGGAGGTTATGGCCCAGTACCAAAAGCGGTACGACGAGGCTATGGCGATGCTCAAGCAGCTTGGCGAAGGTAAGAACCGTGAGGATAACTACCGGACGCGTCAAGTACGGTACCCAGTGAGGTAAGTGATGTTCAGCGGACTCAGCGACGTCGGTAACGTAATGGTTATGGTGACTGAAGGGCGTGGGTCTACGCCTGAGGAAGTCGCTGAGCGCGCGCTCGACAAGATCATCTACGTCGGTAGCCACGCACACCCAGCGATCCGCGATCAGGCTGAAGCCTTCAAGGACAGTATCCGTGAGGTGCTAGTACACTACATGCACGAGGCCGTGCGGTCGCATAACGTGACTCTGGTAAACAAGTTCAAGCAGGCGGGGCACCCAGAGTTGATCCCGATCCTCGACGCATAAGGAGGCCAAGATGGCAATTACCCAAGCAATGACCACGTCGTTTAAGGCCGAGCTTATGCTGGCCGTGCATGATTTTCGTGTCACTAGCGGCGATACTTTTAAGCTGGCGCTGTACACCTCGTCAGCATCGCTGGATGCGAACACCACGGCGTATGTCACGGCGAACGAAGTTGTAGGTGCAGGCTATACCGCTGGTGGGGGTACGCTCTCCAAGCTGGGCGGCGCTGTGACGTCGGGAACTACAGGATTTACGGACTTCTCTGACCTTACGTTTGCTAACGCGACGATTACGGCACGAGGCGCGCTTATCTATAATACTACGCCTTCGGCGCTTTCGAACGCTGGCGCTACGCTAACTAACCCTGCTGTAGCCGTGCTAGACTTTGGTTCGGACAAAACATCAACGGATGGCGATTTTACGGTTATCTTCCCCGCCGCCACTGCTGCCACTGCTATTATCCGTATATCGTAGGGAATCGGTATGCCGCTTATCCTTGCTGACCGCGTAAAAGATACGACTACTACAGTCGGAACGGGCACAGTTACCCTTAGTGGTACCGCTCCTTCCGGCTTTCAGTCGTTTGCTGTTATCGGTAACGCCAACACCACATACTACGCTTTAACCAGTGGTAGCGCGTGGGAAGTAGGTATCGGCACCTATACAGCAACGGGCACTACGTTTTCTCGAGATACAGTGCTGTCTTCAAGCGCAGCGAATGCCAAGATAGCGCTTAGCGGCACTTCAGACATATTCGTCACTTACCCTTCGGGTAAGGCGGTTCTAGACGGTTTTGGCACGCTACCTATCGCCAACGGCGGCACAGGCGCAGTGACCGCTGCTGCTGCTCTGACTGCTCTTGGCGCTTACCCAGCGTCAAACCCCAGCGGCTATACCGCCAACACGGGCACCGTCACAAACGTCACGGGCACAGGCACAGTCAGCGGCCTTAGCCTTACAGGCAGCGTCACTACCGCTGGCAGTCTGACCCTTGGCGGCACGCTCGCTTTGACCAGCGGTAACGTCACAACGGCCCTTGGGTTTACGCCCTACAACGCCACCAACCCAAGCGGCTACACCGCCAACACGGGCACAGCGACGAGCGTGTCCGGCACAGGCACAGTCAACGGGATCAGCCTTACAGGCACAGTTACCACCGCTGGCAGTCTGACCCTCGGTGGCACTCTGTCTGGCGTGTCGCTCACCACGCAGGTCACAGGCACACTACCCATCGCCAACGGCGGCACCGGCGCGGTGACGGCGGCTGCTGCTCTGACTGCTCTTGGTGCATACCCAGCGGCAAACCCGTGCATACCCAGCGGCAAACCCAAGCGGCTACACCGCCAATGTGGGCACAGCGACGAGCGTGTCTGGCACAGGCACAGTCAACGGGATCAGCCTTACGGGCACAGTTACCACCGCTGGCAACCTTACCCTCGGCGGCACTCTGTCGGGTGTGTCGCTCACTACGCAGGTAACAGGCACACTGCCCGTCGCCAACGGCGGCACGGGTGCAACGACGCTGACGGGCTACACCAGAGGCAACGGGACCG